TTCCGATTCCATAAATCTGGTGGCGCATATATAAATTTGTATTTATGTTGTCTCATGATGCTTTTTAGTGTTTGTCTAGCTTCACTTACAATTAAATTAGATTTATGTATCTCGTTATATACATAAGCTTTGCCTTTTGTATCTACCGCAACAAAAAGGACTGCGAACATATCTAGTCCGTAGTCCATAGCAATATACCTGTTCCATGCATCAGGTATTTGGAATGGTTCTATTACATGTATTCTTCTCTTAAATTCTGGAAAGAACATTCCATCATATATATCCCAATCACCATATTTTAGTGCTTTGCGTTCTTTTTCGGGCAAAGCATCTAATCGCTTAATATAATCTGGGTCATAACTTAGCATGAACTTATTATCTGTAACTAAACTGGGAATAAATATTCTCGTTACCTCTTGACCAGTTTCTAGTTTACAAGTATGTACTGTATTAGGTTCTCCTATATCGATAAATCGTTCTTTTACCCATGTATGTCCCACACCGCCTGGGTTGGTAGAACTTTTTATTCTTTTGGGATACGGGTTAGCACCACGACACCGTGAGATCATGTACGTATACATAAATTCGGTAAAGTGTGTTAATTCATCAAATCGGATCACATCATATTCAGCAGATTGATATTGATAAACATCTTTTTCGTACTGGATATATCCAAAGTCTATGATACTTCCATTTTGAAACTTCCATGTGTGTTTAGAACTATTATAGTCTGCTATGGATAACGGATATACTTCTAAACTAACACGTATTAGTGATTTCTCTAAATCAGCAAAAGTACTTCTAAATATGATCTGTTTGCTCTTTTTATATTTTAAAGCATATAACAAAGCATCTACCAGTTGCCCATATGATTTGCCACCACCAGCAGCACCACCAAATAATGTTTCAAATGCTTCGGAATCAATAAATTTTTGCTGTTTCTTTGTAATAGAAATATCCATTATTCAACAACCTTTATATTAACTTCAAATTTATTATTTTCTGTACTTTCGCCATTTGCTAATCGCATTTTATCGTATAACGTTCCAATTACGGTTGTTAGATTATTAATCGGTATATCTTCCTTATCAAGTTCTTTATCAAGTTTATCTAAAGCTTTATATATAAGCCTGTTACAATAATCAGAAAATGCTTCTTTTTTCTTTTCGTACTCTTTCGGATTATTTTCGATTATCTTCTTAACAGTCTTATCAGATATACCACATTGTTTAGCAGTAGCATTATAGCTGTTAGTTAGTGCATAACTAGCTATTACTTCTGCTATTTTTTTGCTATCTACTTTTACACCACTAGTCATGCTCTCACTTCCTTTCATAATTTTCTTACTCTCTTTAAATAACTATCTTTTATTAATAAGTTTCCTCTCTTTCCTCTATCAGAACAATGCTTTCTTTCAAACTGTTCTAATATATCTCGTATTTTAAGTAAATTATCTCTGTCTAAATATCCTTTAATATTTTCGTCTATCATCTCACTAGCAATAGCCAAGAACATGTCATAGTCTTTTGCTTCTATCAAATGTAAATATTCATGAGATGTAGATTGATTAAGAATAGCTCCATTCCACCACAAATAACCTTCGCCTAAACCATTTTGTTGAGAGCAACGTTTGGGCACTATAAGATGATGAAATGATAATGTATTTTTCTTTTGAGCTGGATAACCCATAAAGTCATAGCCTAGCTTCATAATCTTGTAATACTCTATCATTTGTCTTGTTATTTCTCTCATATGCACCTCTTAATAAATACTGTACTAACGATAAGAATGCCGTTTATTCTCTATATATACCTGCTTCATGTTATCCTAGGTTCATTTCCAGCGCCAACAGAGTTTAATCGATTAGAATACGTCTAATCATGTGCCTCTTATCATCAGTACACTATCTATTACCGGAACTTTTTTTCAATTTTTTCTGGCATTATTAAAATACCAGAAACATTTTCTTGTTTGAAAGTACAAAAAGCTAAATAAAAATAAAGATATAATTGGTGTATAGGTTTTTCTTAAATCAAATTAGTTAAAGGAGGCCATGGTTTTTGTACTCTCAAATAAAAAAACTGGTTGGCGAAGTAGGACTTGAACCTACAACCGCTGATGCATAAGATCAGAACTCTAACCATTGAGTTATTCGCCAAAAAAAGGATAAACACTTGTATAGTAAAGGGTCGACCAAACATTCTATACGCACCTATAGTTTTTACATAGTTTATTATTAATCTCGTTGTGCTATTGAGTTAGCAGTTGCTTCAACGTTTCTGCATCAAAACTACAACCTAATGAAATCGAAGAAATTTGCCAACTATTGGACTCGAACCAATAACCTCAGTAGATTCTTATGTGCGCACTCTTGCACTTTATCCAGTTAAGCTAAGCTGGCATATGGTTGCCTCGGCTGGATTCGAATCAACGAAATATCAAGTTCAAAGCCTGATACCTTACCACCTGGCTATGAGGCAGTAACAAAAACGCCATTAAGAAATACTTAGCGGCGTTCTGGTTTTTATCGTTGTAAAATAACTAAATGTTCTTTAATAATTAGATTATTGATGTTTCTCACATTAATTCACTATATAAATTTATTTTTTGTTTCAGCCACCAGCCAGTAAATGCCCTCTATAAGGAGCGACCTTATATCTTCATTTACCTTTAATTACTGCAAGAGACTTTCACTCTCAAATTTCACACGCTTAGGTTTCCTGATACCTTCTTAATCAATTTTGTTCTACAAAATTTAATAGCCATGTTCAAACTGTTACCCCGTTTGTTGGATTGCAGATTTGTGCTACTTTAACCAGTTTCTAATCTTATAACATATCACTATGTATCAACTGCAAATAGCTTATTGGCGTTCTTGCGTTCACTCTACCAGCCATCAGTAGTATTACTAACAAGTTAGTCTTTCTGTTTTCTACCAGAAAAGTTTATGATTGCCACGATTAGGACTGTGCTTTATAAACCTATATAGCAAACTACTAATATCTTCTTGCTACTTAGTAGCTCCGTAAACTAATATTACTATTAATTTATGCCTAATCCCTTAAAAGATCGCTCTATTAAGTAATGGGTAAAGATATTATCCATACAAGTTTGCGTCTTGTTTTTCATATGGTTCAATAATCCAATTATCAAAGAACATTTAGCCTGAGATATAATTATCTCATTATACATATTATAGCAGAAAAAACGTTATCAAACGTTATCAATTGCTCTTGACACATTTTTTTCTGTCACTTTTATAGCGAGAATATTTAACTTTTGAATAATTTTCCCCGTGATGCAATATTCTATCTATTTCCCTCCAACTTTTCTTTTCTTCTTCTCTTAAATACACGATATAGCTAATTTCATCGTACTCTGCCATTCGTTTTATCTCATTTGCTATATAAGACTTATAAGAATAAATAGATGCTAATAAGCCATATATTTTAACGTCGTATTCCTCATCTTTTTGAATATAATTTAAGAAAGGATCAAAGTTGGTATGAGAACTATCTACTACTAAATCTTTAATCTGCATAGCACGTGGTTGTACCTTTAATAGATTGATGTTCTTTTTTGTCAGATACACGTTTAGCTCGTTTTCCAATCTTTTAATTTCATTCTTAATTTCTCTGATCGTTAAGTGTTGCTCCATATCACACCTCCACAATAATATCCTCGTAATCAACGTGATTTATAATTAGTAGTGCTCTAATTGTTCTTAAATCACTTACTTTTATTTTTTTATGTATTTTTAAAACGCTCTTACAATAAGTAATATCATATTTATTTATTAATTTTAGTATCTCAAAATCATCCTTTAATTTATCCACTAGTATCACACTCCTATTTTTTCTTTTAGCTCTTCTTCCGTATAAATTCTGTTATGATATTCGCTATTTTTTACTTTCCTATCTTCCTTGCAAATACTTGCAAGAAATATCTTTCTGTTATTGATTCCACTTAGCATTTTATTGATACCTTTTTCGTATTCATTAAAGACCGCTAAATTATTTTTGTATTCTCTACGATCATTTAGTACTTTTTTGAGTTCTTTACAAAAACGGTAGCAATTCTTACTGTTTAGTGTCATATCTTCTAATTTGTGATACAAGTCAGATAGTTTATAATCATAACTCTGTAAATTACTAGATATATTATCTTTAAAGCTATCTAACTCATCTAGTAATTTACTTACTTCTATTATTTTATCTTTTACATTAATCTTAATCATCTGCTTTCAATTTATTTAATGCATCTATTACTTCATTGATTTTGTTTTGGATTTTTATAATACAATCTCGAGTTTCCCTTGTATCTAATTGCATTAATTTCTCTATCGTTTTATCTTCTTCTACTATTTCTACTTCAGCATTTAAAAATTTTCCAGTTTCATTTATATGGCTCATATAATCTCCAAATAGATAACCTCTTTCACTTTGATAATCTTGAAATTCGCTACAGTATCGCCATACACAATTATCAAAAATTATTTTTCCCGGCATGTCATCAAGATTATATATTTTATGTAATAACTCCATTATTTCTATTTTCATAGTCCTACCTACTTTCTAAAATCAATTAATCCAAATTTTTTGTTTGTGTTCCCAAAAAGGAATGGTATTTCAAATTCCTTACCGTCTTTTATAGCAACTTCCCACAAATAGTGTGCATCAATTATTAAAAGTGCATGAATACTGTATCTAATCATGTTATCATCAATTATATCGTAGTTATCGTGCCCACAATCATCTGCTAAATAACAATGTCCCCTTTCGTCGTATTTTTTCAAATTAGAATAGTTAAAGCTATGATAATCGCACACCTCTTCTAAAGTTTTGCTAACATGATATACTACATCAGTATTAAAGCAATATCTTTCGTGATAAATCTCTATTGCTATCCAATCATTCATAATCTATCTCCTATTCTTTTGGCATCTGATAGATAAGAACTTGGCTTCTTATCCATAAATCCATATTAATCACTCACTTTCTCTACTAAATTAGCCTGTATTAAATCATATAACTTATCCCAAGCATCATACCCAATTGCATATTCCTCCGGATTAGTTATTATTCCAATAGGTTCGTTCTCAATTTCATCTAATACAACTATTTGTGTACCATCATTATCTAACATTAATGACTCATATCTTAATCCCATTTCTTCATACTCATAAAGCTCCAGATTATAATCTTTTCTTAATTCTTCTAAATCCACATTATCTTTAATCTTTAACATCTTCTACCACTCCTGTACCTTTTGATGTAAGGTTTCAATTCCATCATAATCATCAATTACATAGTCTAAGTCATCAGGTATTTTAACTATTTTTAAATCGCTAGACGTATCATTAGCTTTTTCGCCTAATTCCTCAACTACTTCAATTAAGGTTTTATCTTCTCTAGAGTTCATACCCAAATTTAAAAAATATTTTTTAAAATCCTCATTTGAAATATAAGCATGGTCGCCAAAATCTTTTGTGAAATAAAAATAGTATATATTGTCATCAGTTGCATAAGTATAGATTCCCTTTATTAAATTCTCTGGCTTATAACGAAATAGACTAATTTCCTTTTTCTTTGCGTAAAGTTCGTAAGCTTCTTTTGATACTCCAAACCCACCAAAACATTTATTTAAAATTACTTTTTTCATCTTCCACCTCC